GTCATGGTAGGCAATTGTGATACAGATGACGAAAACTGGACTTGTCCTATCATTTGGATTGAAGAGAAAAAAGATTGGTTACATTTTGATGATTATGACTCTATCATGCAATCAACAGGACTTAGTGATGAGCTTGGCAAAGAACTTTTTGAAGGAGATATTATCCTCTGGACCTATTGGGACGAATTTGAAGATAGTGGTAGCACAAAGATTGTCTTTGATAAAGGTATGTTTAAGTTGTTAGATATACGCACAGAAAAAGAGGTCTGGGATAATCTATTTGACTGTATTGAAAACTGCAATGTATACCTTCAAGGCAACATCTACGAAAACCCAGAGCTTTTGGAGGATAAGGAATGAGACCAAAAAGATACCCTTTCAGTGGCGCTAAAAAAGAGAGCGAAGCTAAGAAAATATCGTTAATGCTTAAAAAAGTCGATGAATTCGACTTGAAAGGAAGTGTTTGGGCGGAGCCTCTCCCTCTTTATAGAAAAACAAGAGTCCATGTAGAGCTAGAGGGTTATGGAAAGAAAATCATAACCGAATTTGAAACAGATGATATGGATTTTTCCAGAAAAACTTCATTCTTTAAGAGGGCATTATTCAAAAGAACTGAAATGATGTCTCAGTTTGATTTTAGAGAAACAACAATCGAAGAATGGAATCGAATAATCTTAGAACTTTGGGAGGCTATCAAATGGATACCAAAATAATTGATAATATAAACAAACCAAGCCATTACATCGGGACTTACGGTCTTGAAGTGAAGGATGTTACGAGAAATTTCATCAAAGGTAAGTCAGAGATGGAAGCACATCACTGGTGCAGTGCGGTAGAGTATTTACTTCGCTACAAAGAAAAGAATGGTATCGAAGACCTAAAGAAAGCCAGAAAGAATCTTGATTGGTTGATTGAGGAGATGGAGCATGAGTGAGTATGCTTTGTATGAAGGTGACACCTTTATTACCATGGGTACTCTTGCCGAAATCAGCAAAGAAACGGGTATTGCTGAAAGGATGTTGAAGTATTATACTTTTGCATCCACGCAAAGAAGAAATCCAAATGGTAGGGCAGTAGTAAAGATTGAGGTGGATGATGAATAGAGAAGACAAGAATTTTCCAGAACAATTACGGATGTGGCGAAAAGCCAAAGGTCTAAAGAAAATTGAGGCTGCTAAAATCTTTGGAGTTACCCCAGAAGCTATTTGTCATTGGGAAAGCGGAAAAGCACAACCACAAGATGGAGATATGTTTGTTATTTGCGAAAAATTGAATCTTGACCCTCGTATGTTTTTGAGAAAAAAGACAAATCCTTTTGCCGAAATGCTGAAAAGAAAGCGATGCGAGTTGGGATTAACTCAAAGTGATTTAGCCATTAAATTAGGGTATCACAGAGATACGATAGCTAAGTGGGAAACAGGCAGTAGTATTTCTAAATACGCACTGGATGATATATGCACGTTTTTTGGGATTGAGATTCCAGAGGGGAATGAGGCTTAATGAATAAAAGAATCAAGAAGAAGATAGCTAAACGGCAGTTACAAGAAAAGCAAGAAGAATTAGACAAACAACTACGGAAATTAAGCCCTGAAGAAATTGAAGCTATAGTTAAAATGATTAACCAGGCAGTTTCTAATATTCGCAAGGCTTTATCTCAGATATTTGATAACTTGTTTACATTTTTTAAAAACTTGGAGGTGGAAATTGAAGAAATTGAGCGACGAAGAACTCAAAACGTTAGACAGAGAACTTTTCAAATTTCAAAACATTCAACGCATAATAGACTTAAGAAGGCTAGAATTAGAAACCAGAAACCCAGATGCTCAAAGCAGGCCTACTGTAGGAATAAGCAAACCTACCGAAACTATCGCAATCAGAATCGCGGATGATCCGACTTTAAAATTTCTTGAAGGATTTAAAGGGATTATTAACAAACTCTTGAGTAATCTAGTGGATGAAGACAAAGAAATGTTTAATCTACGCTTTTAAATGCGCACAGGAAGATATCTGTACTTACTTTTGTTTTCCTGCTGATGTCATACTTGGTAGCAGGATATAAAAAAAGAGCCAGCACACGGCTGACCCTCAAACAACGAAATCATTAATACTATTATATCATGAGGAGGAGTTCGTGTGCAAATAGAATTATTGGATATCATCGATGAAAAGAAGACAAGAAAGGAAGCTATCAAAGTCCTTAAAAAATACAGTCGCTTAAGACGGATAGCTGGAGAAGAATATGCTCCAAAAATAACGATATCCTACTCACTTGAACCAAGGCCATCAAGTGGTAAGACAAGTAAGCAGGTAGAGAGCATGGTCGTGCGTAGGGTATCAGCTCAGCAGGACCTAGAACTAATTGCTAAAGCGATTAACAATCTTTCGGATTTGGAATATACACGTATTCTTGTTGAACGATATTGCAGAAAAAAAAGGAGGGAAGACTACAGTATTTATTCAGAACTAGGCTACTCATCTAGTGAGTATTATCGGATATTGAACAAAGCTCTATTAGAGTTTGCGGAGTCCTATCAAGCAAGTAACCTTCTAGTTTACAAGTGATTTCTGGGAAAATCTTGGGAAAAATTTGGGAAAATCTTGGGAGAATTGGAACGGAAAAAGGTGCTAAAATAGTATTATCCAATGATTGGGCAACGAACAGTCATGAGGACTCCTAAAAATACAGAGGCTTCGGCCTCTTAGACAGTAAGGATAGGTTAGCAGGTTGTTTGGGTCTCCTTGAAACTTTTACCAAACGTGCGTTTTACTGCTAGACAAGCTGGTTCAATTCCAGCTACTGTCATATTCAATGCCACGACCAGTGGCTTTTTCTGTAGAAAGGAGAGGTACATGAAGAAAGTAGAACCAATTCGTGATCTAGATGATATCGAACGAATGAAAAATTATTTAAAATCAAAAAGTGAACGAAACTATATTCTCTTTTTATTTGGGATATACTCAGGTCTACGAGTAAGCGACATTGTTCCTCTTCAAGTAAAACATGTTACTCAAGACAGAATTGAAATCAAAGAGAAAAAGACAGGGAAAATAAGAAGGTTTGCAGTTAACCCAGAGTTAAGAAAAGCCCTAAACCGCTACATAAAAGAAAATAACCTTGAAAGTTACGACTACCTCTTTCCGAGCAGAAAGAAAGTTAGGGGCGACGGACTTAGAATTAAACACATAGGAAGAGTAGCTGTGTATCAATTTTTAAATGATGCAGCAAATCATTCTGGACTTGAACACATTGGTACCCATTCGATGAGAAAAACATTTGGATACCATCACTACAAACAGAATGGTAATATAGCTATCTTAATGCAGATACTTAATCACTCTGCACCAGATATAACATTGGACTATATTGGCTATAATCAAGATGAAATAGATGAAAGTATGCTTACTTTTACGTATTAAAAACATATCTATTTATCATATTGAGAAACGGTAAATTCAATAAATTAGAAATGTGGCTGAAGCATTGTCTAGACTGAGTTAAAGCAGGTTCTCTCGAAAGTCACAAAATATAAGATATGTTAAATATAAGAGGGGGTGGGTGCACTAAAAACACCCCTGCTTTGAAAGATACCGAGGGGGTACATTTGAGAATACCAACCCCCTCCCTTAAAAAGAAAGGACCCCCTCCCTAGATGAATACCAACCCCCTCCGAGCGGACCGTAGTGGACCACACAGGGTAGCCTTTGAGAAGAATAAAAAGATTATCTTAAAGACAAGAAACACTTGTGGGATATGTGGCCAGCCTGTAGATAAAGACCTGAGATATCCTCATCCATTAAGTCCAGTCATTGACCACATCGTTCCAGTAAATAAGAACGGACATCCATCTGACATAGCTAACTTGCAGTTGGCGCATTGGCAATGCAATAGACAGAAGTCTGACAAGCTATATGCTGATGAGAAGACAAACGGAACAAAGGTCATTGGTAATAGGAACTTACCACAAAGTACAGATTGGTTTAAGTATAAGGGTTAAAAAAAATAAACGTGATTAAAAAAAGGACGAGTGTTCCTGCCAAGGTGGGGGGGATGACCCCCTCCCCCTCGGTGCTTCAGGGCTTCACACCGTCACTGTACATTTTTTCTCGCGGGAAATGAAAGGTAGTTGTATAAAATGACATTGAAAGGTATGGGCTATCTCAGGAAGAAGCTAGCCAATTACAAAATGGGTGTAGATACTAGATACAATCAGTATGCTATGCAGCATAATGAGATAGATGTTGGTATTACGATACCCCCTCAAATCAGGCAACAATATCGGGCGGTCTTAGGTTGGGCTGCTAAAGGTGTTGATAGTCTAGCAGACCGTTTGGTCTTTCGTGAGTTTGCCAATGATGAGTTTGGAGCGAATGAAATCTTTGCTCAGAACAATCCAGATGTATTCTTTGATAGCGCGATCCTTTCAGCATTGATTGGATCGTGTTGTTTTGTCTACATCTCGCAAGGGGATGATGATGACGCTCCTAGGTTGCAGGTTATCGAGGCAAGCAATGCGACTGGCGTTCTAGATCCTATCACTGGCTTGCTGACAGAGGGCTATGCCGTTTTAAAACGGGATGACAATGGTTATGCCGTGCTTGAGGCTTACTTCACTAGTGATGTGACTTGGTTCTATCCAAAAAATGGTCAGCCGTTTGCAATCGGAAATCCGACCGGGGTTCCTTTATTGGTTCCAGTCATTCATAGACCTGATGCGGTTCGGCCGTTTGGTAGGTCACGAATTACTAGAGCTGGGATGTACTATCAGAGATACGCTAAACGAACGCTTGAGAGGTCAGATGTGACTGCTGAGTTCTATTCATTCCCTCAGAAGTATGTGTTGGGGTTGAGTCAAGATGCTGAGGCGATTGATACTTGGAAAGCGACTGTATCTAGCTTACTTACATTTACGAAAGATGATGAAGGGGACAAGCCGAATGTAGGACAATTCACCACATCCAGCATGTCTCCTTTTACTGAGCAGTTACGGACTGCAGCAGCTGGCTTTGCTGGTGAGATGGGGTTGACCTTGGATGATCTTGGGTTCGTTTCAGATAATCCATCATCTGTTGAAGCTATCAAGGCTAGTCATGAGAACTTGCGGTTAGCTGGTCGTAAGGCTCAGCGCTCTCTAGGCTCTGGTTTGCTGAATGTGGCTTATGTGGCAACTTGTTTACGAGATGAGTTTCCGTATTTGAGGAAACAGTTCAATAAAACGGTCGTGAAGTGGGAGCCTTTGTTTGAGGCGGACGCTAACATGCTGACTTTGATTGGTGATGGTGTTATCAAACTGAATCAAGCGGTGCCTGGCTATATGGATGCTGAAACTATCCGTGACTTGACTGGAATTAAGGGGTCAGACAAGCCTGCTCCAGTCGTGAAGGAGGTTGCAGATGGTGGAGGATATCGTTCCGAGCCTGCTCAAGACAATCAAGTCTGAGTTTGAAGGTGCTAGACTAGACAGCGAGGTCTTGAAAGACTTGCTGTCTAAGCTACATCATAGCAAGGCAAGTTATTTGGACGCTAATCAATATGCTATTGAAATTGGGGAGATACTTTCTAAGGCTCTGGGAGCCTCTTTAACGAACGAAACGCTACCAGACGGTAAAATATATTATAATATCGCTCAACGTGTGCTGACGGACGTTCTGGGGCGAAATTACGAGCTTGTGAGTGATTATGCTGAACAAGTTCAGAAGAATTTGAACTCTGAGGCTAGAATCGGGTTAACTGCTCAGGTTCCTGAATTGAATCAAGACAGAATTGATGGTCTGGTCAATCGTTTAGCCAGTGAGGAAAGTTTTGATGATGTAAAATGGTTGCTTGATGATCCGATTGTAAATTTTAGTCAGAGCGTTGTGGATGATAGCATTAGGAAAAATGTGGAATTTCATCATAAAGTGGGGTTGAGTCCGAAAATTGTTCGAAGAGTTGTCGGTCATCCGTGCAAATGGTGCAAGAGTTTAGAGGGTTCATACAATTATCCAGAAGTTCCTAAGGATATATATAGACGGCATGGCAAATGTCGGTGTACTGTTGACTATCATCCTGGTAATGGGAAGAAACAGAATGTTCATACTAAACGTTGGGCAGAGGATAAGAAGAAATCGGTTATAGAACACAGAAAAAAAATAGGCTTACCAGATAATGACAAGCCTTATGTAAGTGTGAAAAAAGAGTGGCTGAAACATTCTAAAAAAGGTTCTGTTTCGGATATGGAATATTGGGAACAAGATGGAATTAAGTATCATGTTGATGGCAAACATGTTGTTTTAGATTATTCCGAAAAAGAAAAAGATGTTGCAGAATGGCTAGCACAAAAATTTGGATTTAAAGTTCAAATGGCTCCAAGGGTAAATTTTCCTAAAAACATTCCAAGTCCTGATTATTTGGTAAACGGGATGAAGTTTGATTTAAAAGAAATCACAGGGTCAGGGAAAGGAACTATTGACCAAAATACAAGGAAAGCAAAAACTCAAGCAGAAAATATAGTATATGATGTCACAAAATCTATTCTGACTGACGAGGAGATAAAAAAACAACTTGAAGATATTTACAAACGCAATCGTCGAGGGTTAGAAACTGCTGTTATTAAGCGTGGTAGAAGCTTAGTTGATGTCATTAAAAAAAGGAACTGACTTAGGCGCCAATCTCATTGAGATTTTTGGGTGCCAAATCAATTCCTTTAATACTGTAAGTGTACACTATTTTTGCTAGAAAATCAAGAAAAAGGATAATCGATATTAGACAATGTTTTTTAGTGTAAGTTAAATCATCCCAGCGATAGGGTTATCATGCGGTACGATTGAAAGGAGCAGTGGATGGCTAGAAAGAAACTTGGCAATCAGAATCCTACTCAATCGGTAATTTTAAAATACGTCAAGAAAAATTCTAAAGCAAAAGAAGCGATTGAACTCTATGAGCGAACAGGGTTGTCGTGCTACTCTTGGCAGAGAAACCTATTGACCCCATTGATGGCCGTTGACAAAGATGGCCTATGGGTTCATCAGAAGTTTGGCTACTCTATTCCACGGCGTAATGGGAAGACTGAAATTGTTTATATCTTTGAAATCTGGGGTCTACATAACGGGATGAACATTCTGCATACGGCTCATAGAATCTCAACCTCTCATTCCTCATTTGAAAAGGTCAAGAAATACCTTGAAAAAATGGGGTACATTGAGGGAGAACATTTCAGTTCAATTCGTGCTAAGGGACAGGAGAGAATTGAGCTTTTCGATGGCGGTGGAGTCATTCAATTTCGTACCAGAACATCGAATGGTGGTCTTGGTGAAGGATTTGACTTGTTGATCATTGACGAAGCTCAAGAATATACGACTGAGCAAGAATCTGCTTTGAAATACACGGTTACGGATAGTGACAATCCTATCACTATTATGTGTGGAACACCTCCAACACCAGTTTCAAACGGGACTGTTTTCACCAATTATAGAAAAACTTGCCTTTTCGGGAAAGGTAAATACTCCGGTTGGGCAGAATGGTCAGTTTCTGAGGAAAAAGAGATTGATGATGTCGATGCCTGGTATAACTCCAATCCATCCATGGGCTACCATTTGAATGAGCGGAAGATAGAAGCTGAGCTTGGTGATGATAAGCTAGACCATAATGTTCAGCGTTTGGGTTATTGGCCAGAATACAACCAGAAATCTGCTATTTCGGAAACGGAATGGAATGAGTTGTGTGTGGACTCTATGCCTGATTTATCGGGTAAGTTGTTTGTCGGGGTCAAATACGGTCAAGATGGTGCAAACGTGGCATTAAGTATTGCTGTTCGTACTGTTGATGAGCGGATTTTTGTTGAGACGATTGACTGTCAGTCAGTCCGTAATGGAAATGACTGGATCTTGGATTTTGTCAAGCGTGCCGATGTGGCTACTATCGTAGTCGATGGGGCAAGTGGTCAGAAAATCCTTGATGAAGAGTTGAAGAAGGAACGCATGAAGAGCGTGATATTGCCTACGGTTAAGGAAATCATCGTGGCTAACTCTATGTGGGAGCAAGGAATTTATCAAAAGACCTTGTGTCATGCTGGTCAACCGTCTTTAAAGAAAATCACAACCAACTGCGAGAAGCGGAATATCGGTTCAAACGGTGGGTTTGGCTATCGCTCGCATTTTGCGGATATGGATATTTCTTTGATGGATAGCGCCTTGCTTGCGCATTGGGCTTGTGTGACAACTAAGCCTAAGAAAAAGCAAAAAATCAGTTATTAAGAAGAGCAGTTGAGAGACTGCTTTTTTTGATGCCTAAAAAATTACCGAACTGCCGGGAAAGCAGGAGAAAGGAGACATGAAGATGTCTGAATTTAAAACAATTGAAACACAGGAAGAACTAGATAACATCGTGAAGGAACGTATCAGACGTGAGCGTGAAAAATTCGGTGATTATGATGAGCTCAAGAAACGTGTTTCAGAACTGGAATCTGAAAACAGTGCTTTGAAGTCTACTGTTGAAGATGACAAGCAAACCAGAGCGGGATTAGACGCTCAAATCACTGAATTGCAGGGGCAAGTGAGCAATTATGAAACTGCTAGCTTGCGAATTCGTATCGCTTTACAAAATGGCTTGCCTTATGACTTGGCTGACCGTCTTCAAGGTGCTGACGAAGAGGCATTAAAGGCTGACGCTGAGCGTCTAGCTGGCTTTATGCGTCCAGCAATACCTCAAGCACCGCTAAGAGATACTGAGCCTGCTATGGGTGATGACAAAACTATGCAAATGAAGCAAATGCTTCGTGAATTACTACCAAAAGGAGAATAGAAATTATGACAGATAATGCAATGAAAGCTGGAACACTTTTCAAACCAGAACTAGTAACAGAATTGATTGACAAGGTACAGGGGAAATCTGTATTGGCTAAATTGTCAGCACAAACTCCAATTCCATTTAATGGAGTAGAGCAATTCATCTTCAACCTTGAAGGAAATGCGCAAATTGTTGGTGAAGGTGAGCAAAAACTCGGAAATAAAGCGAAGTTGACTTCAAAAGTTATCAAACCGCTTAAATTTGTTTACCAAGCTCGTATTACAGATGAATTTAAAAATGCGTCTGAAGAAAAACGAATGAACTTCTTGTCAGCATATATGGACGGATTCGCTAAGAAGATTGCGGAAGCCTTTGACCTTGCTGCTCTTCATGGTTTAGAGCCAAAATCCATGACAGATGCAACATTTCGTGCAACCAACTCATTTGATGGTGTAATCAATGGAAGTATCGTGACGTATGATGAAACTAAAATCGATGAGAATTTGGAATCAGCAGTCCAGCAAGTTACAGCTAGAGGATGTGAAGTAAATGGCATTGCTTTGTCACCAGCTGCTGGACAAGCATTGGCAAAAGTTAAAGTCAACGGTGTTGTTCAATATCCTGAGTTCCGTTTTGGTCAAAATCCAGATTCGTTCTACGGCATGAAATCAGATATCAATAAGAACCTTACTGTCACTGGTGGAACCGCTGAAACAGACCATGCTATCGTTGGGGACTTCCAAAACCGCTTCAAGTGGGGGTACTCTGAAAATATTCCGATGGAAATCATTGAATACGGGGATCCAGATGGTGCAGGCCGTGACCTTAAAGCCTACAATGAAATCTGTTTGCGTGCGGAAGCCTTTATCGGCTGGGGTATTCTTGATGAAGATGCCTTTGCGCGTGTGAAAGCGTAAGTTTTATGGCTTTATACCGTGATACAAAAACGGGCGTGATTATCTCTGCTGAGAGCATTCTTGGCGGAGATTGGGTGCCTGTGGATGATACGGCTCCAAGCGGAGGAGATATGACCGTAGCGGAATTGAAGTCTAGTTTAGATGAATTGGGCGTTGATTACGATAAGAGTTCAAAAAAATCCGATTTGGTAGCCTTGTACGAGGAAAACAAGGGTTAAGCTATGGGAACTTTTGCAAAGATTGAAGACTTGGAATTGTTATGGCGCTCGTTGAAATTTGATGAGCGTGCAAGGGCTGAGGCTTTGTTGGAAGTTGTATCTAATTCTTTGCGAGTGGAAGCTGAAAAAGTCGGTAAAGATCTTGACGACATGGTGGCAGAGAGCGTGTCATTCGCTAGTGTTGCAAAGTCTGTCACGGTCGATATAGTGGCACGAACTCTCATGACCTCAACAGACCATGAACCAATGACTCAGGTATCTGAAAGTGCCTTGGGTTATTCATTTAGTGGTTCTTACCTTGTTCCTGGAGGTGGTCTCTTTATTAAAGACACCGAACTCAAAAGGCTTGGCTTGAAGAAAAAACAACGATATGGAGCGATTGAAATTTATGACCTACCTAAAAGGAATCCCTGTCATTTTAATAGACAAGGTGGAAATTGGTAACGACGACTTCGGTCATCCAATCCATCGTGATGTTGAGATTGAGGTTCAAAATGTATTGGTTGCCCCAACTTCATCAGAGGACGTCATTAATCAAATGAATTTGACTGGGAAAAAGGCGGAATATACACTTGGTATTCCCAAAGGAGACACTAACAAGTGGGAGAACCGTGAGGTTAAGTTTTTTGGTCGTAAATGGCGGACAATTGGCATCCCTCAAGAGGGGATTGAGTCAATGATTCCATTATCTTGGAATAGAAAGGTTATGGTTGAAGTGTATGAGTGATATGAAATTTCAATTGAACTCGGCTGGCGTGTCTGCCTTGCTACGTTCTTCCGAAATGCAGGGCATTTTGAGGGAGAAAGGACAAGGAATTGCGAACCGAGCTGGTGAGGGATTTGAATTGACCGTATCACCAGGGCAAAAGCGTGCCAATGCAAAGATTAGTACGACTGATATCAAGAGCATGGCCAGAAATAAAAAACATAATATTTTACTGAAGGCTATGAGATGATCGAATTAGTTATAAAGAAATTTTTGGACGGACAGTTAGATGTTCCGTCTTTTTTTGAGCATAAACCGAATATGCCTGAGAGTTATGTCATTTTAGAAAAGACTGGAAGCGGTGGAACTGACTACGTTCATTCTGCAACATTCGCTTTTCAAAGTTACGCACCATCACTTCAAAAGGCTGCTGAGTTAAATGAGAAAGTCAAGAAAGTAGTTGAGGATCTCATCACGGTTAATGAAGTCAGCGGTGTTCATCACAATAGTGACTACAACTATACAGACACGGAAACGAAGCAATATCGGTATCAAGCGGTATATGACATTAATTACTTTTAAAAGGAGGTGTAGTTTTGGCGCCAGAATTAGAAGCGACAGAAGTAAGAACACCAAATGCAGAATCAACAGGAGGAAAGAATATGACGACTGCATCAGCATCAAATGTAACGGCTGCTAAGCCGAAAGCAAGTGGAGCAATTGCAAGTGCACCACTAGGGACATTATTGCCAACTGATTCAAAATCAGACTTAAATCCAGCATTTAAATCGCTAGGATATATCTCGGAAGACGGTATCACTAATGAAAACTCACCAGAAAGTGAAGAAGTCAAGGCCTGGGGTGGACAAACAGTCTTGTCTTCTCAGACCGAAAAGAAAGATACCTTTAAATTTAAGTTAATTGAAAGTCTTAATGTAGAAGTCCTTAAAGAAACTTATGGTGCAGATAATGTTACAGGAACTTTATCAACCGGGATTACTGTTAAGGCAAATTCGAACGAATTGCCAGAGCACTCATTGGTAATTGATATTATCCTAAAAAATAAAAACTTCCAACGTATCGTCATTCCTCGTGGCAAGGTGAGCGAAATTGGAGAAGTTAGCTATAAAGATGGTGAGCCAATTGGTTATGAACTAACTATTACCGCTTTACCAGACGACCAAGGAAATACACATTACAAATACATTCAAGGAGCGTAAAGTAAATGGAAGAAATCTTAAAAGGAAAAACGGAATCAGGGTTTGAGTACAAAATCCCTAAAAAACGATTGAGAAATTATTATCTGCTTAAATCTGCTGCTAAAGTTGAAAAACAAGATTTCGAAGAAACAGAAAACTTTTTAAATCTTCTTTTTGGTAAAGAACAAGCTATATTGTTCTTAAAACATTTAGAAGATGAAGACGGCTTAGTAGATTCTGAAGTATTATTTTCAGATATAAAGAGTATCTCAAGCGAAAATAACGTCTTAAAAAAATCTTAGTCCTTGCTCAGATGATTAATTTAGACGAAGATGCCCTTGTCTGTGATTTAGCGGAAACCTATCAGATATATGACTACAAACAGCTACCTTTAAATCAGGTGGCTGTTTTTGCTTATGGTCTGAGGGATGATTCGAGAATCAAACAGATTATGTCTGACCAGATTGTACCTCTGGAAACAACTTTACTTGCAAGTATCGTAGACAGACTTTCTCTTTCTTTGTGGTTGCAGACAAAGGATGGCCAAAAGGGTGTTAATCGCCCGACGTCAATTGCTGAAATGCTAACAAAAAATCACAAAGAAGAGAGTGACGAAAGGGATTATCTCGTCTTTGAATCTGGTGAGGACTTTGAAAATTATCGTAAGGCTTTACTTGCGAAAACAGGAGGTGAGGAATAGTGGCAACCGAATTAGGAAAAGCCTATGTACAAATCATTCCATCTGCTAAGGGAATTAGTGGTATGATTCAAAAGGAAATGGGTGGTGAAGTTGCCTCAGCTGGCGTTAGTGCAGGCGAATCCCTCGGATCCAAAATGATGGGAGCTGTTTCAGGAGTTATTGCTGCTGCTGGAATTGGTCAGGCAATCGGAGCATCCATAAATGAAGGTGCAGCCCTCCAACAATCGCTTGGTGGTATCGAAACCTTATTTAAAGACTCAGCTGATAAGGTCAAAGGATTTGCAAATGAGGCCTACAAAACAACAGGTCTCTCAGCTAATGCCTATATGGAAAATGTTACAGGTTTCTCAGCCAGCTTGCTACAATCTCTTGGTGGAGATACAGATAAAGCAGCAGAAACAGCTAACATGGCCATGATTGATATGTCGGATAATGCCAATAAGATGGGAACATCTATGGAAAGCATTCAACTGGCGTATCAAGGTTTCGCCAAACAAAACTACACCATGCTCGACAACTTAAAATTGGGTTATGGTGGTACAAAACAAGAAATGCAACGGCTTTTGTCCGACGCAGAAAAATTGACAGGCGTTAAGTATGATATGAATAACTTGTCAGATGTTTATAGCGCCATTCACGCTATCCAAGAGAATTTGGACATCACTGGCACAACAGCAAGAGAAGCAGCAACAACTTTCACTGGATCATTTGAATCGATGAAAGCAGCTGCTCAGAACGTTCTTGGAAAGTTGTCTTTGGGTGAAGATATTCAACCTGCACTACAAGCTTTGATGGAAACGACATCCACATTTCTTTTCGGAAATCTAATTCCGATGATTGGAAATATTTTGAAGCAAATTCCTAACCTTATTTTAGGAGGAATTAAGGGTGTTTTCAGTGGAATCTTCGGCGAAGGTCTAGGAAGCATCATGGGCGGTATCGTTACCGCTCTTGGTTCTGCATTTTTAGCTTTTAAAGCATTTTCGGCAGTCTCGGGATTGCTATCTGGAATACCTGCTGTCTTAACGACAATTAAAACAGCAGTCACGGGTCTATTTACTGCAATGAGTGCCAATCCAATTGGAATTGCAATCGCAGCGATTGCTGCATTGACTGCAGGTTTGGTTTATTTCTTTACTCAAACCGAGATGGGAAGGCAAATCTGGCAAGGCTTCATGGATTGGTTCTCTGGTGTGTGGCAGTCTGTCGCACCAGTCTTGACCGAAGTTTGGAATGGTATTGTTGAAACAGCTACGACCGTCTGGAACAATATGATGGCTGTTGTTGCTCCAATTATCCAAGCTGTTGTTGATTTTATTAGGTCTGTTTGGGACGGTATTTCTCTATGGTGGACTGAAAATCAAGGTTTGATTCAACAAACGTTCACAACGGTTTGGAACGCAATCCAGACAGTTATTCAGACGGTTATGCCGATTATTCAGTCCATTATTGAAACAGCAATGAATATCCTTGCTCCTTTCATTGAAGCGACGTGGAACAATATCTGCACTGTAGTAACAACAGTTTGGGAATTGATTAAGATTGCTATTCAGACGGCTATGGATGTCATTAGTGGTATTATAAAAGCAGTCATGGCTATCATCAACGGTGATTGGGGAACTGCTTGGAATGCTATAAAAGGAGTCGGTGAGGCAATTTGGAACGGGTTGTCTGCTGCAGGTAAGGCTATCTTTGATGGTTTTGCTCAGATATTATCTAACATCTGGAATACGATCAAATCTGTCGCAAGCAGTGCTTGGGAAGGATTGAAATCAACAGTCTTAGGTCTGATTGATGGACTTGTCCAAGGAGCTCAGCGAGCGTGGGAGAGTATGAAGCAAGGTGTTAGTGACCTTGTAAGCAATGTTACGAGTATCTTTGATGGTATCCGAAATATTGACCTTTGGGAAGCTGGTAAGGCTATCCTTGATGGATTCCTAGGTGGTTTGAAATCCGCTTGGAGTGCAGTTACTGACTTTGTTGGTGGTATTGCTGGTTGGATTGCTGATCACAAAGGTCCGATTGAGTATGACCGCAAGCTCTTGATTCCTGCTGGTAATGCGATTATGCAAGGTTTGGATAGAGGGCTGCAAGACCGTTTCAAAGGTGTTAAGAAATCTGTCAGTGGAATGGCTGGCGAGATTTCAAACGCATTTTCAAATGATGATTTTGGATTGAGTGGAACACCTACCATTGCCAAAAATCTTGAAGCAAGTTTGGCTATGCCAAGCGCTCAAATCGAGGCAAAAGACAGTCAAACCGTGTCTGAGATAGCGATTCTGAGAGCAAGTATGGAGAAGATCCTTACGGCTATCCTTGAAAAGCCGTCAGATACTTACCTGGACGCTGATAAAATTTCAATGAGCGTCTACCAACGCCAAGGTGCGATTTACGCTAGGGAGGGAATTTAATGGAATACATGATTATCAATGGTTTCAATACTTCAAACATTCCCAAATGTGTTGTGACCGACTTTGGCGAGGTAGAGGCTGCTAAACCTAAAGTCCCGGAAACAGCTACCCTGTTTGGGGTCAACGGGAATTACCGTGTCTTGGACGGTGCTTATGAGAGTTATGAACGAACGTTTGCCTTTTACATTCCAAGGACGGTAGACCCGTCTAAAATCGTTGAGAGATTCCAACCAAATGATAATACGCTAGAATTTAGCTATCAGCTAGGCTCTTTATTTTACGCTGATTTCATCAGTGCAAAATACAAACCTCAAGGCATGCACGGTTGGAAACTTGAAATCAAGTTGAGTATGCAACCGTTCCGATATCAGAAAAATGTTGTTCCATTGGTTTTCACTGCAAGTGGGAATATCAACAATACAGGTTCGGTCTATAGTGAGCCTGTGATTGAGATTGAGGGAGACGGAGATATTTCTTTGACTATCGGACGGACAACCATGCACTTGACGATTAGACGAAAAGTGACCATTGATTGTAGGCATAAGAAACAGAATATCTACAACGCAGACGGTGCTGTTCAAAATACGCTACGGAAACGTGGAGGTTTCTTTGAGTTGGCAGTTGGTAATAACGGTCTGGTCTTTACTGGTGCGGTTCGTAAGGTTACGGTTCGGCCGAATTGGAGGTATATCTTATGATTTATCTTACTGAGGGCAATACGCCTTTAAACGAAGCTTACAACGATGAAATCGTTCAGGAACGAAACAATACCTATCAACTGACCTTTCGCTTTCCTACGTCGGATCCCAAGTGGGAATTACTGAAAGAGGAAACCTTTCTGACTGCAGATGATCTGCATGGTGAGCAGGATTTTTATATTTTTGAGGTTGAAAAACAACAAGGATATATCCAAGTCTATGCCAATCAGGTTATCAGTCTGTTAAATAACTACATCGTTAGCTCTATCGATGTGGATCGCGTCAGTGGGACGAGGGTATTGAGCGCATTGGCTGGTAGTATTACCAGAACCAATCCCTTTTCTTTTTTCTCGGATATTGACGACAGGCATACGCTCAACATCAAGGACAAGAATGCTATGGAGGTCTTGGTCAAAGACAAGCACTCCATCCTTGGTCAATGGGGCGGAGATATGGTGCGAAATGGCTATAACTTGCGCTTGTTGAAGAATGGCGGTTCAGAAAATGAATCGCTTTTTATGTACAAGAAAAATCTATCTAGCTACCAGCATAAGACCTCAACGAAATCTTTGAAAACTCGGATAACCTTTAAAACAACCGTTAAAGGCGAGGGAGAAAAGGCGCCTGATGTTGATTATGTAGTAGTGATTGATAGCCCCTTACTTGGGAAATACAGCCAAATCTATGAAGCAGTTGTTGAGGTCAATGACCAGAACGTCAAAGACCAAGCTAGCTTGATTGAATACGGTAAGCAGTATTTTCGGACAAGTATGTGTGACATGCTGGAAGATAACCTTGAAATCTCGGTTGTCGGCCAGAGCGATGTAGCGGTTCGGATGTTCGATGTGGTCAGCATCTACCATGAATGGTACGGGCTTGATGTTCGTAAGAAAATCACGAAATACACCTATTCGCCAATGGCAAAACGCCTGAAATCAATTGGTTTTGGGACGTTCCAATCTAGTCTTGCGAATGCGATTGGTGGGATTGTAAATGATGCCGTTTTGAATGAAAGTCGAAATCTGCATAAGATTTTTGACGAACGTTTGAAAAAGGAAATCGCAAACGCTGACCGTGCGTTTGATGCTGAGTTTGCCAAGCGTGAGAAAGCTATCACGGATGCCATCGAGCAGTACAAGGCTAAGGCTGAAGAAATGGGCGCTAAAATCCATGAGGAACTAGAGAAAGAGCGTCCTGAGTTCGTGAAGCGGATTCGTGAAGAACTGATGAGTGGCGCGGATTCGATTGCTGAATTAAGCAAGAAACTGGAACAGGTCAGTGAGACTGCAAGGGTTAATGCAAGCTTGATTGGTGGGGACGGGAATACCCAGTACAATAAGAACCGCTTGAATGGTGGTACGGCTAAAAAAATCAGTTACGGAACGGATTTCGTGGAAGTCGGACACAACGGAGAGGGTTTTGAACTTGGTAAGAAATACGTTATAAGTTGGTCAGCAACCTGCACTCCTTATGGTAAGACAGATGTGACTGTGGTAGTCAACAAGACACCGTTTTATGGTGGACACGTTCATCTTGTGCCTGCTAATTCAGTCATGCCAGCGATTGATAAAGACCTGACTCAGAAAGAGGAGCAGGTCTTGGCAGTCTACTATGGTGCCTATCGTCTGACATTTTCGGGGGACTGGTATCAGAACGTGGAGCAGTCTTTGACGGTTGATAATCAGACAAGACGGATTGAACTAATGCCAGTCTATAAGACGATTGCGGACGGGCAGAATGCTAGATATGACGGAAGTTGGAACGAGAGTCCAACTTTTATTTTTGATGGAGGAAGAACATGACAGAGACAATCCCAGTAAGGGTTCAACACAAGCGAATGTCAGCGAGTGATTGGGCGAGTAGCACTCTGGTCTTACTTGATGGTGAGTTAGGTATTGAGAGTGATACAGGAAAGGTCAAGGTCGGTAATGGCCGTGACCGATTCTCAGCATTGCAGTACCTAACAGGGCCAAAAGGTGACCGTGGAGAAACGGGACCCGCAGGCCCGAAAGGAGCAGATGGTGTTGTACGGTTTGAAGGTTCAGCGGCAGAGCGTGCTTTATCAGAGTATGCCAAAAAGTCTGAAACGCCAGTTTATCGCATTGCTAAAGGAGATATCTATGGTGCAAATATCGGCTCAGTAGCAACAATAAAAACAACCGATATCATGAACCCTGACGGTATCAAGGTAGGGGATATTGTTGAAGACCTTTGGACGAACAACAGTACTGTAGATTATGAATTTTGGAAAGTGACGGCTGTCAACGGTACTAATATTAATGTTCAAAAAATTGGTAAGAGAACGTTCGTAATCTCTTATAATGACACAGAATTAAAACGCAGGGTTACAGCTCTAGAAAATCGTCCAACATTTGAAACGTTGACTCAGACACAACGAAATAGCTTGCGAGGACCAGCAGGTCCAGCAGGACCTAGGGGCGCAGACGGAGCTAGAGGAGCAGATGGAGCGCCTGGACAAAACATCATCAACCAGAACGGTGGACAACCGATGAAATACTGGGCTGGAACAAGGTCTCAATATGATGCAATTTCTAACAAAGATGCTAATACCATCTACGATATTTATCGTTAACAGGAGGTAGCATGGCACGAGAAGGAATTTACGTGGGTGGCAAGGAAGTTCTCCAACGTTATGTAGGGACAAGGTTGGTTTGGGAGAAGGTCACAATCCAGTTTGACGAAATTTTAAGATTCACTTCAAATCGCTTTGGGTCAT